CGATGAGTCGGAGGCGCGGACGGTCGATGAGCCGTAGGCGTAGACGGTCGATGAGTTGGAGGCGCGGACGGTCGATGAGTCGGAGGCGCGGACGGTCGATGAGCCGTAGGCGTAGACGGTCGATGAGCCGTAGGCGTAGACGGTCGATGAGTTGGAGGCGCGGACGGTCTTGTCCTTGCTGTCCGTGATCTCAAGCACCACACTCTTGGGGGAGTTGATGACGATCTCGCGCACTGTCTCATCCGCGAGAGCGGCTGTGAGTTCCTGCTGCGTAGTGACGGTGGTGCTCATGCGGTCTTCTCCTCGTTGAGTCGTTGCAGTTCGCGGCGTGATCGCCCGGGTCGCAGGGTCGCCTGCAACTCCTTGTCGAGCGGCGTCAGGGCGTCGTACCGTTCCTGACGTTCGGCCGCTTCGGCCCGTTTCAGTTCTTTCGACTTCATTGGATTGCTCCTCGATCGGTTCGGTGGGTGAAGATTTGGGTGCCCGGCTTTCGGCTTCTTGCGTGCCGGGCGACGCTCAAGTGGCGGACGAGCCCGCTGGCCTTCCCGTTGGCAATAGCCCAGAGTGGGCATCACGGGAATCTGTATGAAGTTGTAGGTGGTGGCTGCGCGGGGGGAGACAGTTCGGGGGTCTGTCCGCAGCCACCTAGCCGGGGTGGGTATCTACCCGGCAGTCATAGGGCGGTTGAGGTACCGCACGAACCTGGCCCACCGAGACAACGGGGGTGGCGGGTTCAGGTAGTCAGCGAGGACTTGGCGCATGGCGTGGTGGGTGGCTGGGGTGACGAGCATCAGGCGGCAACCTTTCCGTCTTTCCACCACGAGCCGAGCGATGCGGTGCCGCGAAGTCCGGCGTTGTAAATGTCAGAGATTGACGCGGCGATGCACTCGGGGATCGGCTGTGAGGTACGTTCTCGAACGAGGTAAGCCCGGTTCAGAAGTCCCTTCGACCCGCCCATGACGGTGGAGAGCTTCTTCACTAGACGGTCCGGGTCGAGGCGTCCTTCGTGACGCGCGATGAAACGTGCCACACCCGAGATGATCACGGACTCGAAGCCGCGGTCACCGAAGCCTTCGCGGATCGTCCACAGCGTCTGTACGAGGCCGTGGGGGCCGTACTTCACATAGGTGTCGGTGAGGGCAGAGACGGCCGATACGGAGCCGTGGGAAATTCCCTTGGAGATGTTCAGGTTGAGCGAACGGACGATCCGGTCAACATCGTTTTCCATCGTCCGACCAGCAGCGACGCCGACCTTGAAGCGCGCAAATGCGTCGACGGCCAGAACTTCGTTGTGCTGTAGAAACTTCTCCGCTTCCTGCTCTTCGGTGAGATCGAAGTAGCACCACGCCTCCACCTCCCATTCCTCATAGCCTTCTCCGAAGAATTCCTTGAGGGCGTTGAAGCGGTGCTGGCCGTCGATCAGCCAATAGAACCCGTCACGGTGAGAGACGGTGAGGGTGCCGAGGCGTTCCATGTCCAAGTTGTTCAGGATCTTCTTGACACGGTTCTCGTTCAGGTCGCGTTGCCCGGTGGGGCTGACGCGAATCTCGCCAAGCTTCACGGTGCGGATGGATGCCTGACGTTTGATCTTCTTCGGGACATCGTTCGGAGTGGGCATTATTTGATCTCCTTCAATTCGGTTTGCATCTTGCGGATAGCCCGAAGAGGGGACACGAGTCGTTCCAGCCACTGCTCTGCCTGCTCCGGGGTCACGTTCTCGTATGTCACGAGATCGAGAGTTGTAAGGGTGACCTCAAGACCGAGGACGATCTGCTCGACCACATAGAGAGGGTCGATGCGACGAAAGTTCGACAGTTTGTCGGCGGGGAAGGTGATGCCTCGATCGCGGGCCGCTTTGCGGAAACTGTCTTCACGGCTGTACCCGCCGACCTCGGCAAGGACTTGAGAGCTCGGTGTGCCGTTTGCTGCGAGACGTGCAACGCGTTCCCACCTGGCAACGCGTTGGTCACGGTAACTACTGAGTTCTTTCACCTTCGCTACGACGTTGCGGCGAGACAGGTTCCCTTCCTCCTTCGCGGATTCGAGAGCCAGCTCAAACTGTTCATCTGTGGCGTTGTCTGTCATCGCGTAGGTGTCGTCGTATTCTTTCCGCGTCGCGAAGAATGACTTGGGCGACGGGGCGACGGCATCCGTGGGTGCCGTCGCTCGACGGTGTTGATCGCCACCTTTGCTCATGACCTCTCCGGCGACCTGTCCTTGTCGGATCGCCACGCCTAGCGCCCGCTCTGAGCGCCGAACCATTTCGATGGCGTCTAGTTGGATTTCCTCGGAGAGCTTCTTCTGCTTTGCCGCTTCGGCCACGGTCGCGACGAACGCTTTGAACTCCGCCACATCCTGCGCGGGCATCGTGGATTCCTTCGCCCGCTCTAACCACTGCCGCGCCTGGTCGAGCATCGACGTAACGGCAACCTCGCGGCTGGCGGGATCGAGCGTTTCGAGCATGGCCACGTCGGTGGTCACGCTGGTAGTCTGAGCATCGGACAAGGACTGATCTCCTTCTGTTCCCTGAAGGCCCTCGTTCCAGCGGGGGCCTTCCTCCTCCTCCGGGGACATCAGATGCGCCCCCGTTCGGTGCGGCTCTCGAGCGGGAGAGAGTCAACCCATGCCTGCAACTCGGTCACCGGAATGACCGGCTTCGAATTCACATAGCGGGGGTTGATGTCGCCGGCGCGGATCTTCGTCTTGAGAAGTTCGACACTGATGCCGACTGCTTGTGCAGCTTCGGTGAGGCTGTACGCCAGAGGCGCTTTCGAGACGGGGGTTTTCATTCGGGGTCGTCCGTCCGGGCAGTGAACTCCGATAGACGGAATCCCAGAAACTGCGAGACGGCTTCAAGCTCTTCGAAGTAGAACGGTTTGTTGCCTTTGAGTCTGCGGCCGAGGGTCGCTGGATCCATGTTGATTGCTTTGGCTAGCGCGGCAACCGACTTGTTCTGGCGGGCGAGTTCCGCCCGGATCTCCCCGGCGAGTTTCGCTCTTCTGTTGATCACAGCCTGTGTCATAAAAGTCATACTGACGTATATAACTCATTAACGCAAGTCTATTTCAGAAATGACTCATATGAGGTAGTGTTCGACCTATGCCACGCGCCGCAAAACCACCACCCGGGCCACTCTCGCTAGAGGTCGCCTCGATTCTTCGCGAGCGCATGGGCCGTCGCGGGGTCAGCAAAGTACAGCTGGCCGCGGACAGCCGCCTGCACCGAACAATGGTGAGCGACATCGTCCGCGGGCTTCAACAGGCCGACATCGAACAGCTAGAAGCGCTCTGCGTCGCTCTGGGGTTGAACATGACCCGCGAAGTAATAGAGGTCGCGCAGCGGGCCACTGAAGGCCGCCAGTTCACTGAATGAAGTCGCCCCGTAATCTTGGGGGCGACTTCACCTATTTTGCTGTCAGGTAACTTGGGAGTTGATCGAGCCAGAGTTGCAGATCGGTGGCGAGCAGCACTGCCCTGCCATCGATCCTTCGTGCCTTGAGACGCCGCGCGTCGACGGCCTCAATGATGGTTCGTTCGGAAACGCCCACCGATTTTGCTGCCCCCGCCACCGTGAATGCCAAATGAGATGCCACGGATTCCCCTAATTGTTGCGTTCGGTACCCCGACCATAGGCGAAGCAGACGACAGTTTCCACCCCGAGCAGGGGCAGCATGGCGCGAAGCGCTTCCGTCGCGAATGACTTCCAGTCGTTTACGAGGCACCTCGGTCGACACTGTCGCCATTTGTGCCCTGAAGCGGGGGTACGTCTGTGCCGATCTGAAGTTGACGCGACAACGAAACCATCGCGGCGCGAGTCTGCTCCCGGTCGGTGTCGATGTACGCCTCAGACATGGCCTGCGTCGAATGCCCAAGCAGGAGAGTAATAGTCCCGATTGGGACACCTGCCTTCCGCAGCATCGACGCGGCCGTGTGCCGGGCATCATGGAGACGCGCGTCAGGAACGCCGGCGCGGGCGAGAACGCGATGCCACTCCTTGTTATCCCAGGAGGGATCGATGGGTAGACCGTCGAGGGGGAGCATTCCGGTGTGAGCTGGGTTCCGTTTCGGGTTCGACGTCCACAGCAGCCCGTGAGGGTTTGGCTCGGTTGAGGCGTCCGCTATGCGTTGCTCGATCATTCCCCGCAGCGGGTCGACCAACGGGATGATCCTGTAGCCAGCCTGCGACTTCGGACGCGACAACCAGAACCCGCCGTGCAGGTACCGGTGATCCCAGTCGGGCGGGAACGTGACTTTACGTTTCGGGCAACCGGTGCCGGACTTGTGCCCGCACCCGCCGCCGCACCCGTGCTCCCATGAGAGGCGTTGCAACTGCCATGAGAGGTCCAGTTCGTCGGTTACCCGATCGAACTCGAGGCCGAGCAGCTCCCCTTGCCGGGCGCCCGTGTAGAACGCTGCCGCCCACCGCGACCGGAGCCGGTCGTCTCGCACGGTCAGGAGCACTTTCATGGCGTCGTCGGCGGTAAGGATGGTGAGGTCGCGCCGTGCCCGCCTAGGGGCGTCTGTGAGCGTTGCGACGTTCTTCGTGACCCGGCCTTCGCGCTCCGCATATTTGAGTGCCACTGCCACGATCCGGTGAGCCTGCATGGCGGTCGTGGAGGACAGGTACCCGAGGTCGGGATTGTTCTTGTTCTTCAGGGTGGTGGTGATCCTTTCTTCGACACGGCGGACATGCGTCGGGGTGAGTTTTGCGAGCTGCACCGATCCGATCGCGGGTTTGATGTGTGTCTCGATCAGCGACCGGTATGTCGCAGCCGTTTTGGGTCGGACCTTTTTCAGGGCGATGGTCCTGAACCACACGTCGATCCACGAACCGAGGGTTTGCGTTGACGTGGCGATGTCGCCTTCGGCTTTCAGCTTCCGCAGCTGGATCAGGAGCAAGGCTTCGACTTTCTTGATGGCTTGTTGTTCGGTGAGTCCTTCGGGGTTGACCGTCACAGTTTTGCGTCGTCGTCGCCCATCGGGGGAGGGCAGCGCCAGCGTCCCGCACCAACGATTGTCGCTGGCGCGATAGTAGACGCTGCCCTGACCCTTCGATCGTTTGTTAGGTGTTGTCATGTTGGCTCTCTGTTGGGAGTCTTCTGGCGTGTGCACACCACATGCCATCACTCAGTACGCCTACGTGCTGGGCTCTTCTTCGGACGAAGCGGGGATTAGGCTTCATTTGGTTCCATCCTTCTCTAGCGGTTGGGTGGTGCTCGGGCCAGGAGTTACCGCTCCTGGCCCTTTGTCATTCAGACCGGTTGGAATGAATGAGGTTTAGGTTCAGTCGTCGTACTCATAGTCAGGCAGTTCATTGGCGGCGACGCGTCCGGCATCGGTGAGAACGAGCTTGCCTGACTGGTGGCCCGTATAGATACGGTCGGCCCAACCGCGGCGTTCCAATGCGCCAGCCGTACGTGAACTGATCTGGTTGAAGGCTCGGCTCGGCGAGCGCTTTACCTCAACCTCGCCCGCCAATGCCATGAGGTTCAGCGCAGACTCAATGCCGTAACTCAACGCGTCCATGTCCTTGCTTCTTCCTGTTGGTTTGTTCCATTTAGGACAGTTTGACCTATATGAACCATTCAACTATAGCCATTGTATAGCCATTGCGATACCCCCGTGTAACGTCCTGTAACAGGCGTACCCCTGTATTTCCGCGAACTTCCGCCTATTTACTGCCCTATATAAGGCAGTCCGTATAGCTCTTAATCAGTGGGTTCCGGGTTCAAGTCCCGGGGGGTGCACCATATAGATACAGGGAATCAGCCGGAATCACAGCCAGCCGGTATAGCCATTCCGACAGCCATTGACAGAAATGTTGCCAGCCCCTTTGAGGGGATCGACTCTGGAACTGGCTACCGGTACTGTGAGTGCCATGAATCGGATCTCCCTCGTCGTGGTTACGGCCGTAGCGGTCGCCGTGCTCGCGGGCGGTTGCGCGACCGTCAAGCCGAAGCCGCAGACTTTCGTCCTCGCGGGGGATGTGTCAACACCCGCATCGTTCACTTATGTCGCACCAGGCGACACGGGCCATGTGATCGGCCACCAATGTGCGTCAGCCACCAACTTCGAGGACATTGCTGTCGCTGCTGAGGTGGACGTGTCTGATGCGGGCGGTAAGACGATCGGTCTCACCACGCTTCAGGCCGGAGTGCTCGTCGCAGGGGACGATCCGACGACGATCATCGGGGCAACGTGTGTCTACAAGTTCTCCGTGAAGGTGCCAGCTAGTTCGGCGTTCTACGGGGTGCATGTTGGGAATGTGGCGCGAGGGGTTGTGAAGTACGACCGAGCTAAGGCGAAGTCGGGTGTGAGTATCACGGTCGGCTAGTCGTTATCCGCCCGAACGGTAACGACGAAAGAACGCCCCCACCACCTCGTGAGAGGCGCGGGGGCGTTTCGTGTGTGCGAGTTACTTGGCTACTCGAGTTGCCTGCTGTTGCAGGGCAGTCTGGTGCTCGGCGTCGAGTCGGGCACCGAAGTGGGACACGAATACCGGGTTCGTCGACACGAGAAATGTGTTGTTCTGTGCTTTGAACCCGGGTGCGTTGGGCAGGTCGGGTCGCAGGCTGATGCCGATGCCTTCACCTGATGCTGACCAGTTCATTGACCCTTCGAACGCGATGCCCTGGCCGACGAATACGCCGCCTTTCGTGTGGGTGATCTGGTGCGTGGCGGACTGACCGACAGCGAACGAGTTGTAGAACGTCGGATCTGCGGCAACATCGGCGTCGAGGATCTTCCGCTCGTGGACACCGCCAGCTTGCGACGAGTCGAGGGTGCCCTGCACACGGACGGCCGGGGACTTCATCAGCGCCAGGATGTCGGTGTTGAGCTCGTCGTCGTCGAAGCCGAACATGTTCAACTTGAACGCCATCTTCTCTTCGGGGATCAGGTGATGGAGGATGCTGTGGCAGTCGTCCCGGCCGACGAGGAACAGGTAGTGGTCCCCGAAGCCGGGAGTCATCACCCCGCCGTAGACGAAGGGCGCGAGCGCGAGGATGCGGGGATCATCCACGTCAGATGCCGTTGTTCGCTTCGACCACGCCGATGATGGTCACGGCGGAGACGATGATGCTGGCGTAGTGGTACAGCGAACCACCTGCGGGGACGTAGGCGAGGGCGAGGGATGCAACGGTACCGACGAGTGCGATTTCGCCTTTCAGGTAACGCTTGAACCATGCCTTAGCACCGGTGACTTTGACGGCGGGGACGATTGCCTCGGTGGCGTCGATGACGGGCTGGACGTTGGTTGGGACGGTGTTGCTCATGGTTACTGCTCCTTTGGTTTGTACGTGCGTCGTTTGACAACCGGGCGGGTGTCCTCGAGTTCCTTCTGCGCTGCGGCAATGTTCTTGCGGTCCACGGCGGCGTCGGCTTCGTTCTGGTCGACGCGGTCGTAGAGTCCTTTGACGCCCTTCTCTATGCGGCGTTGTGCTGCGATTTGGGTGCTGAGTTTCTTCGTGTTCTCGGTCAGGACCGTTTCGACGCGGGTTACTGCGTCTTTCACCGATGAGCCGTTGTTGAACTGGACCTCGTGGTGGATTTCTTTGATCTTCTCGTCCTGGTCGGCGAGGGTGTGGGCGGTGGTGATCATGAACTGGGGCAGGTCCATCAGTGCGGGTGCTGCGGCGGTGAGACGGGCAATGACCCCGAGTGCTTTCCACAGACGGCGCCCGAACCCGTAGAGGATCGCGAGGGCGGTGAGGATTGCCCCGATTAGGAGCACCCATTGCCAGAACGGGGGGAGGTGCGCATAATCGAGCGCGGGCACGTCGGTCAGCCCCACCGTTTGACAAGGACGTGCTTCCGGTTGAAGATCGCCAGCGACCCCGCGACGGTGAGCGCCATCTCTCCACCTCGCGCCCGGAACTGTGTCTTGGAAGCGAATTGGACGTGACGTTTACCCTTCGCGTCGATCCAGTTGCCGACGAAGTTTCCGTCCGGCTGGTACTCGGCGTAGCTGCCCGGGTGTCCTGTGAACAGCAGCACGTGCACATGCCCGGTGGCGGTGACGGTCACCGTGCATGTACCGTCCGCGTTGACGCCGAACTCGTAGCTGCCGATCTTGTACGAGTCACCCGGGCGGATCACCACACCGGTCGGGATGACCACCCGATCCGGTGCCGGAGGCTTCACTGTCGGAGGCTTGACCACCACGGGAGGTTTTACCTCGGCAGGGACAGTCGCCCTCTTCTTCAAAGTCTGCGAGCCGTGCCGGTACGAGTGTCCACGGAAATGCTGGTTCGGGTGCAAGGCCGAATACTTCGCAATCTGCATCTCGCCCCACCCGGACCCGTTCCCGGCGAACGAAGTGGAGGCGCACAACATCACACCGGGACGAACCACAAGACCGACATGATTGGTCCAGTAGACGAACTCACCCGGCTTCGCACTCCCCATATCCGAGTTGAGGGTGCCCGAGGCGTTACCGGCAGCGGTCGCGGTCGCGAACGCCTGCGAGAAGCCGCCCGCGTTGTTCATCAGTTGCTCACACCACGAGTCCGCGGTCGTAGCCCACGGGCCACCCTGATGCTTTGTTGGGTGTGCGTGAATCCATGCGGCCGCCTCATCGACGGTGCGCTGCGTTTCAGTGATTGTCATGGGATCCGTTTCAGATTCGGGCACAAAAAAAGCACCACGTCGGGTGCTCGGAAGGATCGAAGAAAAGGGTTACGCGATCGGTGTGGCGACGTAGTTGCAGTCAACGGTGTAGCTCACCGTCTGCACCGCCCCAGACACCTGCCGGATCTGGAACGAAATGGTGTCGCCAACGGCGATCTTCAGAAGCTTCGTGAACGACCCGCCGAACTGGTCTGAGGCGTTAGAGCCGGAGTGGACCTGACAGACATATGCGGTGGCGTTGTGGGTGATGGTCACGGAACCGTACTGGCCCGCCGCCGACGTTGCGCCGAGCGCGTTGATGCTGGCCAGGAACATTCCGGCGATAGTCGCAGTGAACACTCCTGCGGCGACTGTGAATCCCGGGGTAGTCGTGAACTCGCCAGCGTTCATCGTCGTGACAGTTGCGGCTGTGCCACCATTCGCGAGCGATTGGGAACCCGACCTCGCGAAACCTGCGTCGGGGAGGGCGGCTTGTAATGCGTTCACAGCGCCTGCGGGGATTTTCCCGCCGACCGCTGCGGGAGTGAATACTGCCAATTGGTTCTCCTTAGTAAGCGTAGAGGCTTGATATTGCAAGGTCCATGAGCGCACCGCTCAGGTGGGATGCTGCCGTAGTTCCGTTGACGCCCCGGGTGATATTCGCAGCCTGGGGAGTTGCCCCCGTGCAGGCAGTGACGGTGACCTGTTCGGTGTCGATCAGGAGCGTGTACGGGGTTTCGGCGGTGGACAGTTTTGCGCCGATGGTGGCGACACTCATGCTGGTTGCTCCTGCCGTCAAACTGGCTGAGAGGGACAGGTCGCCGTTGGCCATGTACCGGCTGGTGTCGTAGATGGCGGTGGCGGCAGGTGCGGCTTCCATGTACAGAGTGAAATCGGCTGTGACTGATGTCCACACCTCGTCCACCCCGCACAGCCAGCCGTCTTTCGTTGCGGCCCCGAGTTGGGTTGCGGGGAGACCGGCAGCTTGGTGGCGGTCTCCGAGGGTGAGGCTGAGCAGTTCGGTTGACCGGTCCATGTCGGTAGACATTGAGTTGATGGTGATTTGGGGGATGTCGAAGCCGTTTTTGCGGCCACGGTTGAGGCGGTCTGATGCTGCCGTGTATACGTCGGTGGTGTTGCTGTTGATGACAGCAAACCCGGTGTTGGCCGATCCGACCTTTTGTTTCAGGAGGACATCGGTGATGGTCGCGGCGACGCCGATCCCTACACCGTCAACTTCGGAGACGGTATAGGAGAGGTCGCGGACAGGTTGTGCGTCGGAGCCTTGAATTTCTTTGTTCGCGGTCCACGCTGATGTGATGGCGGAGGGGCGGTTGCGGGCGCGAACCCCCACGGTCTGCACAGGTGCGCCAACAGATCCGCTGGTCGTAGTGAACAGTTGGCCTTGTTCGGTGCGCATCACATCATTGAAGGCGTCAAGGGCTGATTGACCAGCAGTGTTCGCGGCACCGATTGGAACGGTCGAAAGATCCCCAGGCAACGCGCCGAGCGTGACATCCGGGGTCGTGGCATCGATGGACTGCAATCGGATCGCCTCGGTGCCGATACCCGCATATTCTTCATGGACAAGCGTTGGTGTGTGAGAAAGATGGGAGAACGAAAACGAGTCCGGGCCTGAAACGACGACATCCGCAAAGTTGAGACTTAAAGCAGGGATCCCCACGATGTTGGTATTTGTATGCGTGGCAACCAGTGCGCCATTCACGTAAACGTTTAGCGCCCAGTTGTAGATTGCGCCAGACGTATTTACATACGTCACGCCCGCACTGATATACGCAGGTTGTCCCACCACGGCGGGCGCAACAGACGGCAGAAAAATGAAGGTCGACAAGGGCAACCAGAATTGTACGAAATACCCTGTCGAATTTACGCCCACCTGCAACGCCTGAGGGCCACCGCCCCATTTTAGATTTACGGACGCAGTACCGCTCGTCAACGTATTCGGTGTTATCCACACGCCAGCAAATCCGAGCGAACCTGGAAGGTACGCCGGAGTTGCCATCACGCCGGGATAAGGCACCTGAGCTGCCAGATCCACCTGCGAAGACATCAGCTGCGTGTCACCCCCACAAGCAGGAACGCCAGCCACTCCAAAGGTAGTTATAGACGGACCAGCCGAAAACAGTGGAAGCCCACTATTCCCTGAAACCTCTGTCGCCGCGGTCGACCCCGCTGGGTCATTCAACGGCCAGTACAAGTACGGGCTGGACCCCATGACCATCGACCCAGCCAGTGACCCCAACGTCCTGCGCCCCGCCGACACCAACATGTCCCCAACGGTCACACGGATACGTGCCGACCCCGGAACGCCCGGGTCAGGGAAAATGAGTTGCAGCCCACCCCCAACCGCAATCGTCCCCGACACCAAACGAGTCACAGTCCCATTCGTTGTCGACCACGAAACAGTCTGACCCTCCGACAACGCAGTGGCCCCCGCATTCGGGGTATCCGGCGTGAACCTACCATCTGAGTTGTCCAACGTGAACGCGAACGTCCCGCCCGGGAAATCCTGAAATGCCGACTTGCGGCCCCACGAACGGACAAGGCCACCCTCATCAACGAGAAGTTTCGCCGTCACATCAACGAACGCACCCGCAATGCCGCATGCGATCTCGAACTGGTGAACCGGTGTCCAAATAGTCACTGTCTATTCCATCCCTGCGAGACAACGCCCGCGTTGACAGCCTTCGTCACAAGATCAGTGAGGGTCTTAGCGGCCTGCAAATCGTTGCCGATCACGTGCCCGCTCATCGCCACCGGAACTGTGAGGCTGTAATTGTTGATAACGGTCTGACGCGACTGGGCCGCAGCCAGCGGGGGGCGATGTAGCATCCCCAACCGCGATGCCGCATCGAGGACATACCCGCGGTTCGCCGCATTCTCGGACGGCTTACCCGAGATGAACGCTTCCCACCGGGTCTCTGGTTCCGCGAACTTGTAGATCGGAGTACCACCCGGATATATCCCCGACGACACCCCACCCGACGCGTACGCCCGGACCCCACCATTCGCGAACGTCCCACCCCGTCCGCTGCCCGACTGGTTGCCGTTCAGGTCGGTCAACTGCGAACGGAGAAGGATGCTGATCTGGTGGTTCTTGTTCTGCCGGATGAACTCGTTGAGCGCATTCTGGGCCGCATCAATTCCCTTGATCTGCACGGTGCCGATAAAATCGCCCGCTGTGGCGAGCTCGGCATCAGCAAGAGTATTCGCGGCCTTGGCTGAAAGGCCCATCGCTTCCGCCTGCCGGATGAACGCAGACCGTCCGCTGTCCAACAGTTTCGCCGTCTGCGCCGAGTTGCCGTTCAGGGCATACTGGGACCCCGCCGCCTGGTTCGCTGCCGCCGCGATGGCATCCAGCGCAGCAGCATTCGCGCGACCCTTGACTGTCGAATCGTCAAGGGTCTTACCGTTGGTCTTCAGCGCTGCCTGCGCATCATCAATCGCAGCCCGAAACGCACGGTGAGCCGAGCGGGCATCCAACGACGTTTTGCCGAAATTCTTCAGCGTGTCCGAAAGACCCGAGATGTTGTTCGACGCATCCTGTGCTGCCGCCGACACATCCTGTAGCATGCCTTGATCGAGTTTCCCCGCCGTGGTTGCCGCCTTGGTCGAGTCGGCCACCTCCTTATCGGCTGCGGCCTTCTGCTTCGAAATCTTCACCGAATTGGTCAGTGACGAATTCCACTGCCCCACGCCTTGCTGCACTGCGGTGACAGCGGCCTTGTAGTCATCGCTCGAGAGTCCAGCCTTGATCGCCGCTTCCGACACGTTGTCGTACACGCCAACATGCGCGGTCAGGATCGGCTGCAATTTGTTCAGCGCGCCCGCCTGGCCCAGTGCCGCCTTGGTGACGTCCCCGAGAGAATAGCCAAGCGCCTTCGCTGCGTCGAAAGCAGAATATTTTGCTGTGATGCCAAAGAATGTGGACTTCAGGGCAAGCCCTGCTGAAATCGAAGCGGCCGTCGCGGCGGTTGCCTGATGAGTGACGGCATCTAGCGTCTGCCCCAGCTCATCCGTCCGTGCTGCCGCTTCGGCATTCGCTTGCGCGTACGCCGCAAGGATCGCAACGAGAGCGGTCACCGCAATAGCGGTTGCCCCGATGCCGAGCGCTGCGGTTCGCCCCGAAATGCCGACGCTCGCAAGATTTGCCTTCGCCGCCGCCAACGCGGGAATGGCTTTCAGAACCCCGCCCGTCAGCAGGCTTGTAACCGCGACTACTGCACCGATGCCCAGACCTGCCTGCAACAACGGCTGAGGCAAATCTCCGACGCCGGATACCAGCCCGGTCAGGAGTTGCGTCATTTCCCGCAGCGTGTCATTCGCCCCAGAGCCGCCCTCGATAACATCCGTCTGGAATGCCGCCTGCAACTTCTTCAGGTCACCGTTGAGGTTGTCCATCTTCCCGGTGGCCTGCTGCTGCGCGAACCCGGCAGCGTTGACAGCCTTATTCCACTTGTCGATCCCAGTAGCGCCCTCTTTGTAGAGAACATTCGCGCCCGCGATCGCGCGGGAACCGAAGATCGTCGCCAACGTCGAGTTGCGTTGTTCCTCAGACAAACTGGACAGTTTCGTTTGCAACTGACCGGCAAGACCATCCATGCCAACGAAATGCCCGTTGGTGTCATAGACGCTGATGCCCAAACTCTTCATCGTCGCGGCCGCCTCCGACGACGGCTTCGCAAGCTTCAGCAACATCTGCCGCAGGTCCGTACCAGCAACCTCACCAATCAGACCCGCGTTAGCGAAGGCCGACAGGGTGCCGATCGTGTCATCTAGGGAAATGCCGAACTGGGACGCAACAAGACCGCCCGACTTCAACGCCTCGCCAAGGTCACCGACACTACCCAGAGCCTTATCCGCACCCGCCGCCAGAAGGTCCGCCACATGGGGGATGTCCTTGCCCTTCAGCCCAAACTGGGTCATCGCGATCGTGGCAATCTCCGTCGCCTGCGCCACATCGATCTGACCCGCCGCCGCGAGCTGTAACGCACCCGGCAGCGCACCACCAAGAATGTCCTTCACCGAGATACCTGCCTTGACCATCTCGATTTCGGCATCCGCAACCTCATTCGCGGTGAACCCGATCTTCTGTCCCGCACGCAACGCTGCCGTGGTCAGCAACGTCATGTCCGCGGCGTTCGCATGGGACAGGGTTGCAACCTGGGACATCTTCGCGTCGAAGTCCGCGAACTCCTTGATCGCCAACGCGGTAGCCACAGCAGCCACAGCCCCGATAGCAAGGAACGCGGTACCGATCTTCTTTGACGCTTCGCCCTGCTTGACCGCAGCCTCAGCAGCGGCAGCCTTCTGCTCCGCCAGCGACTTGGTGACCTTCACCGTGCCAACACGGGCAGCTTCCATCCCGGCGAGATAGTTGCTAACTGTCGCTGTGAGGGTGACCTTGGTTGTCCTATCGGGCATTAGGCACCTCCGTGTCGTCAACTTTTGTGGCAAGCCAGATCAGCCCAGACATGTCGGCGTCTGGGTATTGCTTCTCGTACTTGGCGCGGGCGCCCGCGATCGCCGCGGCCGCGAAATCACGGATCGGCACACCAGCCTCGTAGTGGTACTTCCCCGCACGGCCCGGGACCGTCACATCAGTGGAAATCGCCTCAGACATCGGATGCCCGTGCGAACCAACCTCCGCCTCAACCTCAACCGAGGCCAGCAGCAGAGCTACTTCCTTGCGGGTGAACTCGGGTTCCCGGTAGGTGACGGTTCCGACAATCCGGTCGCCGTCGTACTCGTATCGGGTGAACTGTCGGGGCTCCCATCCGGTGAGCCTGCGGCGGGAGACTCCGAGGGCGCGGGCGAGAGCAAGTTCTTTACGGACTCGACCGCGAACGCTTTTTTTGCCGCCTCAACCTCCTGCGCTGGCATGTACTCGTTCAGGTTGAAAATGGCATCCCTGATCCGGCCAACAGCAGCCCCCGAAGCGCCCTTGAAATACTTGCGCCACTGATCCTCGGACAGCTCGACCAACGTGTCGCCGTCGACAAGTCGACCGCTGAGGGGCGCGCACGCGAGGGCAACGTCGTGAATGTTGTACCCGTAAAACTTGTCAAGTGTCGCGGTCAGACGCGGCGGGTACAGGTTCGTCAGGGCGTCGTACTCCTGCCCATCCATCCGGTCGAAACGGAAAGTGCGCAGCACGCCATTCAGCGAAACATCGACCGTCACCCAGTCAACTTCCGCCGCCAACGCAGCATCTAGATCTTCATCAAAAGACATGGTTCTCCCACGGATTCACCCCACAGATAGAGAGAAGACCGGCCCAGGCGCTCCGTGGGTGGTTTACGCCCGGGCCGGAGTTTGGTTAGGCCAACGCCACATCCCGCATGACAGGTGCGGTGACGTTGAGCACCTGCGTGCGCGTCAGCTCCTGGTTTGCGACAGGTGCATCCTTCAGGGCAACGGATGCCTTGATCGGGATGACATCAACCATGTCCGCGACAACCCACGTGGTCGCGTTCGCGAGCGCCCAACGCTCCACGATGTAACCGGCCTGCCCAGTCGGAAGGATCAGGCGGACCACATCGCCAGCAGTGTTGGTGTACGCATACTTGATGGACAGGGCGTCCTCGATCGTGCCATCTGACTGGATGACCTGGGGGAGCGTCAGACGGCTCGTCTTGATCTGGTTGATGGTGACCGTGTGGATGTAGCCGCCCGCCTCAATGGAATAGGTCAGGAACTTCGCACCGGCCGCGTTGCATTCAACGGCAGTAGGCGCGGCGGTGTTGGCGATGGTGGGCACGAATTTGACGGTGAAAAATCCGTCAGACGCCTGCCCTGCTGGAACGGATTCCGCTGTCATGGTTGGTTCTCCTTTTCGGGGTCACCCACGGAGGTTTTGGGGGCCTTCACCGTTTCCGGTTCCAGCGGTTCGATCGGCAGCGGGAACTCAACCGGTTCCTTATCGACCACGACGTACAGGTCAGCGTTCACAGTGGCTTCCTCGACACCGACGTAGAACTCGCCGGCCGGACCGCCTTTGGACTTCACTCGAATAAATGGCATGGCAATGAACCCTCCTAAGGGCGTTGACGGGTGGGGGATGGTTAGGCGGGGTCGCTCCGCCAGCCGACTTCGATTACGGCGAAGCACAACGGCGGAGTGATGTTCTTATCGGTCTGCACCGGGAGGGGGGAACGCCAGAACACCTTCCCGCAACGGCGACCCGTGACGGTTGGGGTGACGCCGAAGCCGGTCGGGAAGAGGACATGCTTTAGAAGGTCCGATACGACCTTCACCTGATTCGCGGTCGTCCCCACAATGTGGATGGTGAACTCGGGATGCTCCGTCACCGGAGGGCCAGTGAGGCGCGTGGCCTCATCGATACCATCTGCGGGATGAACTAGCGCGTACGGGGTTGTCTGCGGAGGCTGCCCTGTCGCGGGCTTGTCTAGTTGGGTGACGAAGGTTGAAGCAGCCAATGCGCCGACCTGCTCGACGTAGGCGACCATTGCGAGGGTGTCATTCCAGCTCACAGCGGTTCCCCAATCGCCAGCGCGAGGCCGTACTCGAAGTCCGCCGTTTCCTCCTGCAAGGCAGCAGCACCATAACCGTGAGGGGGAAGGTTCTGGCCGGGCGCCCCGAACTCGAGGACCGCCACAATGGGCGCCTGGTCCCGGCCATCCTCCGCACCAATCACGGCGCTTACCTCGTCCGCCAAACCGCCCACGAGGGGCCCGGTGATGATGTCATAGGTGATCGAACGGGCACCATGCGGAACATCGGGAGTGCCTTCAAGTTTCTGCGCCCACGACTTCTTCACATTCGTCGCACCAAACTGCAACGCCTGAACGATCTTCGGGCCAGCCCGCTCCGGGGCCTTACCAAGGTCCGCGGCGAGTAGGTAGATTTCGGAGTCGTCAATAGTAATGTTGTCGGCCATCAGTTCGACACCTCCACAGGGAACCTGCGAGCGGTCGCATGAGTTTGGGCGAACGGGGTCTCCACGCGCACCTTCACCGTCGTCCCCGGGTCCAACACTGGGCTGATCGTCACTACCGCGAGATCGTTGGCGCGGACGTTGGCCGAATTGCCGACCGCTGGGAGGGAAAGAATCGCGCGGTCGCGGGCGATTGACTGACCCTCCGCAACAACTTCCTGCGGGCGCACGAAGGGGTACCGGAGGCGACACGGACCCGAGTAGATGGTGGCAAAAGTATCAACGTTGTTGCCGCCCGCGTCGACGGTTGAACCCGTTTTGCGGGTGATGATGCAGGTGGACTCCATGCCCGCTTCCATGAAAATCCGACCCGCCGCAATGATGCTGTCGCGGGACATTAGAACCAAGGCCAGGATGACAACGTGCGGGTGGCGAAGGGGCCAAGGCCAGCAGGCTTGATGGTGAATGCCCCATCGGATGCCCCATCGCTGGCGCTGAGTAGCGCCGCCTCGACGGAGGAGAGATAGAGAGCGCCTGTAGAGCGGGCGGCATCGAGGCGACGCGTGTAATCATCACCGGTTTCTTCGAGCACACCATCCGGGTTGGCGAGCACACGCAGAACCATCGCGCATTCGATCTGGACAACCAGAGCGACGAAATTGGCATCAACCGGGTCGGCATCTAGTCGAGCGACAACGGCAGGAGCTTCCGTAACGAGGATGGTGAACGCGTCGTTTAGTAGGGTTGCCCCGACTGTTTGCTCCGTCGAAGTGAGGGTGCGCAGCGACCTCGCAATGAGATCCGAAGCGGATGCAGGATTGGAAGCCATCACGCACCCTCCTTTCGACTAGATGAAACGGTTTAGAACGCGGCCGAACCCTTGGTGTATGCGACAAACGCATCCGGCGAACCGAGCACGAAGCCGTAGAACGCCTCCACCAGAAGCAGGGTCAGGTTCTCCTGGAACGCGGAGTGCCACGTGGTGCCGTCGAAGTAGTTAGCTTCCGTCGACACCTTCACCGTCATGTCCATGCCAACGCCGTACGCGGCCTGTGACCAGTCGCCACCGATACCGCGCAGCAGCGAGTCCGTGCCGCCTGCCCCCGAAGCGACGATCGTGGCGGTCGACGTTGCCGCCGTGCCACCCGTCAGCGCCTTCTGGTTGACCGTGAACGGCGCAGCAGGAGCAGCAACACCAGTCGAGATCGCCGGGAAGGTGACCGTGTACGGGCCGGGAGCGGTGCCACTGATGGTCACCGTGGAGTAAACGCCACCCCACGCCTGCACCGCTGTCTGAAGGGTTGCCCCTGAGACGTTGAATGCCTGCGTGGTGGTGTTGCCGCCCGAGGACAGGTTGAACGTGCCACCGGTCGGCGTACCGACGAGGGTGATCGTCTGCACGCTGTCGCCTGCACGCCAGTACTTACCGGAAACGCCCTTACCGAACGTTGTCGGGTAGCCGGCGAGGTCGCCGCCGCCAAGAGCATTCCCGGTAGCAGTGGAGTGGGTGTCGACAAACAGGGGACGACCCTGCGTGTCAGTGGAGAGCTGCGCATCAACCTTGAACCGTGGATCAGCGGCAATGCCGGTGAAGTCGTAGTTCTTGTCAATGACCTTGCCTGCACCCGTCACGATGTCGGCATACAGACCACCAGTCGCCTGCGTCGCGGTACCGAGAGCGACCGTGTTGGTTGCAAGCGCCAGGTAGTCGGCGAACGGGCCGGCAGCACCAGTCCGGATCGACTTGCCGTTGATTGCAGCGTAGTCGAACGCGCGGGCGATCGCCGTTGGCAGATCCTGCTCGAGCTGGGCGTAGATCCCAGCCGGGTTGGTGTTGGCAACCTCATCCGAGATCGGAACGAGCAGGGCAACTTTCTTGCCTGTCATGATCTTGACGCCGACACCAGCCTGCGAGGCAGGCTTGACGCCACCTTCTCCGACCCAGTCAGCGACCGGAACGTCCATCGGGACGGGGATCGCAGTTGAGGCAGTGACAGATAGCGGGACTCGGCGTGCGAGTCCCATCACGGCGGACTGTTCGACCGCCTTGTTGAAGATTGGTCCGACAACGGTCGGCGGCAGCAGAGTGCCGTTGACGTTGGCGAGCGCAGTTGAGTTGATAGCCATGGTGGCTCCTTAGATGTGATGCGGCCTAACGGCCGCGGGCTGTATTGAGAGCGAGTGCAAACGCTTGGGCCGGATCGGTTGGGGCGTCTGCTGTTTTGGGGCCTTGCGAGGGATCTGCGCGAACCTGCCCGGGCTTGTTCGTGGTCACAAACTCGGCGATGATCTCGTCCGCATCTGCGGTGAGTTCTTCCCGGGTCGTGCCAATCAGCCGTTTCGCTTGGGAAGGGGTTAGCCCCTTCTCGAGCGCAACCAGAGCGCGTTCGGCTTCGAGGGTTTTGTCACTGAGCGCCTTTTCGGCGGTCGCGGCGCGTTCTTCGAGTCGTTGCGCTTCTGTCTTCTGCGCTTCTTCGATCACAGCCAATTTGTCGGCGGCGGTCTTGTTTTCCTTGGCGCGGGTCTCCCACTTGCGCGACTCTGCCTTCCAGTCGGTTTCGTCCTTTTCGGGCGTTACCTCTGTGGGCGGGGTCGGCTTGGGTACCTCAACGGTTGGTTCAGCGATTGGGGCTGGTGTTGGTTCGGGCATTGCAGTTCCTCTCCCATGCGGGATGCCTGTCATGCGGCCATGCGGTCACAGGCTGTAGGCCCGATTTCGGGCATGAAAAAAGCCCCATCCGCGTTGGAAAGGGCTTCAATCCGTCAAGGGACGGAAGGCTTGGGGTTATCCGAGAACGAAGTTGTTGAATCGGAGGGTGGCGCGGTTCACAAGAATGCGATCTTCATGTTTCTGGTCCGCGAGCTCCTGCATCCATTTCCCCTGGTTGTCATACCCGTGGGACGGAATGTAGGAGATGTAGCCGGCGTCCCGGAGGAATGCTTGGCGGAGAGGCAAGTTGTCACCGCATATTTCGATGATTGATTCGGGCATTAGCCGGATGCGACCTGTGCTCGCGTAGCGCGCGCCCCGAAGAATCTGATTTGCGGAGAAATCCCGTTGCGCTTTGCCGAACCCCCCGCGGATGGTTGCGCTCTCGGCGGTTGTGTAGACCCGCACAACGCTTCCATCGGCTCTCACCCCGATGGTCGTCTTCTGAAAACGTCCACGAGGCGCGGGTACCTTCGTCGCGCCGCCTCGAGCAGACGAATAGCCGATGCCATTTGCCCCGCGCCTGGCGTTCACGACCTTGTTGATGTCAGCGCCGTCACGGATTGCTTGGGCGCCTGCTTTGGTGAAGATGCGGTCCTGTTCCACAGCGGATAAGGCATCGAAATACTCGGATGGCCCATCAAATAGGCCATCCTTGATGGCCGACTTGTCGTAGGTGGAATACCTGTCGCCTTCCTTGCGGGTTTCCGTCACAGCCGCAGCGGAACATTGGCAGGACGCATGCCGCGCGAACGCTTCTGAGCCAGAGCGAATGCCGGCGAGGATGGCGCACCTCGAACATGCGGAACCACCCACGACGCGCACATAGTAGGTGTAGCTGCTGCTTGCGGCCGCCACAAGATCAGCAGACCGCGAAGCATCGGCAATCAGAGTCTTTACGATCGCGGCGAGATAACTTGCACCCGCCTGCAACGATTCGGTTGCCCCGAGGCCACTCCCGATGGCTGTCTTCGTGGTAGTCACAGCGCCCTCGAGGGTGCCGCTCAGATCACGGCCCGCACCGTCGACGCCCGCGAACGCTTGGGACTGAATTTCGCCCCTCGGCTGCTGGGCACCAGACGCTCTAGTGATGGCGTTCGTGAAGCGGTCTGATTCGTTTGCGAGAACCAGTTGGGCTGCTGAAACCTGCTGGCTAATCGTTGGGGCGATCGCGTACCATGAAGCGTCAAGGTTCTTGAAATCCATCTGCCGCCAAACCCGCAACGACCTGGCCCGAGCAGTGTCAGCGACCGACACGATGCGATCACGCCGTGCAAGCGCAATCTGCGCCACTGAATCCATTAGCTGTTAGCCGCCGCCTGAACACCGAAGCCGAGCGCGATCGCGGAATCAGCCTGCCTGCGGGTCTTCATCTGATCGATCGTGGCCGGCGACTCGCCCAACTGCTCCTGGGCGGTCTCCCAGTCGATGAGACCGACTTGGTACCGCTTCACGATCGCATCAGTCACTTGTGCGACAGTCGGCGTACCCGCGTCGCGCCAAATGGTTTCCATGCCGCGAGCGTCGGTGTTCCATTCACCATCACGGAACCGAAGCACAAGACGCTGCACCGACTCCCACCCATGACCGAACGTTGTCTGCTTCCGTTCCGCATTCTTGATCAGCCGAGTCTCACCCGCACGCTGACCATCAGCAGATGGCGGGTTCTGGGTATTCAACCCGAAGTACTCGACCGGGAGTGAACTCACCCCGGACGCGAGACGGGCATACATGTTGACGATGTTTTCGAAGTTAGACAGGTCGGCGGCGTCGAATTGGAAGGTCTTCGCTTCTGGATTTGAGAGGGCCCAGACAGAACCGAAGTATGCCTTCCATGCGTCCAGAACGTTGCCGTCCTTGTCCACGAAGTCCCCCTTCGTGGCACCGAGCACGCCGCGCTGCGGGGCAGCCATGGTCTCCTGCGCCAACTGCGCATTCGTCACCGCGCGGGAAGCGGAATCGGAGATAGGGATAACGTCTGCCATCTCCGAAATGCCCTCAACGATGGACATGAACTTCCGGGTCGCACGATTCCGGTTCACCAACGGCACCACCGGTGGAGTACCCAGGTTGTGCACATCAGGGTCAAACTCGTCCTGCCATATCCCGTCATCGAGGATCAACCAGCGAGTCTGGTTCGGCAGGTACAAGGTCGCGCGCTGCACTTGCGCGCCCGGGAGAGCGAACCCCGCCGTCGCGTCACCGTTAGGCAGCAATGGCCCATACATGCGTAGCGCCGACGTGACCCGTCGAGTGCGAGGGTCGCGGACGGCAATCATTTCCTTCGGAGACTCGACCGTGATCAGCGGGTACTCCGGGTCGTCGTCGTTAGTTCCAACGCATACATACGAGCGCGCGAGAGCGAGCGCATCCGTGTGAGCGAACGTCTGTCGTTCATCCATGTTGTTGTACTGCCAGATGTCCCACAGTGACTTGTCGGCAACACCGTTCGGCATCCGGAAGCCCTGAACATCCAGGCGACGTTCCACTGCATCGACGGTCGTACGCGGCCAACCCAAAAATACGGTGAAGTACCGCAGTTCGTCAGGGATCGACAACCCGAGCTGCTCGAGCCTGTGGTTGCCCTCGTAGTAGCCATTGAGCCGGTCGGTCTCAGGGCGAGACATTGTGAGGGTCGCAGACAGGTTGTTGAACAGGCTCTGCTCGGTTACGGATAGGGCCATGGGGTCAGGTCTCCTATCTGAGAACGAGAACGGTGTTGTCAATCGGGGCGGTGAATTCATCTGCGGCGATCGCGTCCATCGCTGCCTCATGGGCGAGCATTGAGGACATCGCTTGGTCGATCTTCTGGTGATCAGCACCCCACGGTTTGCCGATGACATATCGGCCGGCCGTTTTGGCGACCATCACCGCATTGCCGATGTGGAGCCGAGTCACTTCATCCCAGTCGTGACGGAAATTGCTCTCCGGGTTGCGAATTGCGGACCTGAGTTGTTCAAGGGACGCGTGAGTCGGTGTTACCCGTGCGCACGACCACGGCATAAAGACCTTCGGCCCGTACTTCGCCGCCCACTGCGAAAGCTCAGTTCGCCATGAATCGTCTTCAACGTCCGCATCCGCCACGGCACCCATCGCTGAGCCGGCCGGATCGATATAGGCGCGAACTATTCGATATTCGATTGCCAAGTAGTCGATCGCGGATCTGACTTCACCGCGAGGGATGAAACCGCCGAACAGGGCCGGATTCCACACGGTTGGCCGAAGATCGCCGCCCACGTTGTATGTCGGGGTGAACTGGTACATGTCAGCCGTTTCAAGGCGGATGCCCGTCCAGTCATTGTTGTTCGACAGGTCCATCCCGAGACAGACCGCGGTCCGGGGGGCCACGACGAAGTGCTCGATGCCCTTCTTGGTGTCCCAGTCCTCGACGGTTACCCATTTGCCGGAGCCGGAGACCAGACGGTTGCCGAAGAACCGTTCCGCCTGTGCGGGGTCGCGTTTCATCAGGCTTCGCGATTGGGCCTCAATGGAATCCATGGGAACCCACCACGAACCCTCGTAGGCGTACTCGTGAATCTTCCGCCGATCGGCAGCAACCGAATATTTGAGGGGGTGGCCGTCCTCGCCACGCAGAAACTCGTCCGGGTTGCGGTAGAAGACGAATACGTCGTCTTCGTGGGCTTCGTAAATCTGCTGGGCGTATGAATTCTCGGTTGGATCCCACGCATTTGTTGTCAGATGTGTGCGACCACCCATGCCCGCAGCATTGCGGGCCTGCGCGTCCGCGGTGGCGAGCATCTTGTTCGACTTCGTGTACAGGCCAACCTCATCCTGCTCAGCATCCGAGATCGGATTACCGAGTCGTGAGCGGGCCGAAGACGTTACGACGTCGATGCGGTCAAGGTCTTCCTGGTCTGACAGTCCGACGATGCGGATAAATCCCTCGCGTACCGCAAGCAGGTTCTTCAACGGGCCGAGCTGGATCATCGCCCGGAGCGGTTTGTAGATGTTGTCCGCTTGGTCTTCGGAGTTGGCGGTGATCTGAACTTGTGGAGACGGGTGCCGCATCCCCAACGGCTCGCCTTCGATGTAGGAATACTCCCACCCACAGTCACACCCGTTATCGGAGCAGGCGTAAAAGTCGCCCTCCTTTGCCCAGCCAGCGAAGACGGAAGGACCACACGCCTCGAACGCCACCTGCGTGGCGGAGTAGGGCCCTTTGCCTGTCTTCTGCGGCGCGACCACCATCGTCATGCGGTAGAAGAATGCCTGGTTCAAAACAGGCGGCTCATCTGGACCCACACGCTCAGGTGGGATGAAGACCGCACCGTCGCGAACCCGATACCGATTCGCATGACACCAGAACTGCCAATCAGCCATCTCAAATGGCTTGCCGCGAGTGAATCCCTGCGGCACCCGACAGTGCTGCCGAATCCACGCCTCGCCCAAATCCCCCAGAGTGGGGAAGTCGACAACGAATTCAGTCACGAGCCGCACGGAGGCGGCGAACCGGGGCAAGACGCGCAGGAGACTGCTCCCGCTTCGCGCCAACCTCGTCCGCCGCGATCGCCCAACCGTTATCTTTCAACCCGGCCGGAGTTAGGCCGAGCTGGTCGCGATAACGATGCAACTGGCCGACCAGAGCCGCCGACGCGCTCGGATCGAACTCCACGATCGTCTTCAGCCGGCAGTATTCGCCCACGACAGGCCAACGCCAGGATTCCATTGACCATGCGCACGCCTGCGGAGTGCTCCACGCCTCAGCCCAGACATCCTGCTCGCGGTCGCGGAACGATTCGGTCTCACCGTCGTCGCGCTCTTTGATTTTGGTCCGCTCACGACCAGTGCCCTCGAAGTGGTCGAGGAACATCACGATCGGCTGTAGCGGAAACCTGGGGACCTCACCGCGGAAACCCTCAGAGGGCAAAGCGGTCAAGGAATAGCCGCGACGATCAGACCGACCAGACCGCGGATCAGGTTGAGGGCCAGACCTGTTGCGTGCACCGCCAGAAGCCATTTGGATCACTCATTCCCTGCCGTGCGGCAACCCCGTGCGGGGATAGGACATTCGAACACTTGTACAGATTGGAAGTTTTGAACCCTCCGCACCTAGAAACGACCTCCCCGGCGCGTCCCGATGACGCCTCGGCAAGGGGTGACCCCCCACCCATAGGTCACGGCCTATTGATCGAGGTTCGAACATCTGTTCACTGCTGCTGGCGGTTGTTCCATCCACCGGGTTGCCGTGCTGCGGTCTGTGTCTTGTCGCATGGGGTGCAGAGTCCGCGTCCATGTTGTGGGTCGTTGGGATCGAGGCCGAGTTCGATTAGTTCGTCTCTGCCTGATGGGTAGTGGTCTGCGACGACGGACTGTGCGAGGTGGCAGATGGTGCAGATGGGGTCGCGTCGTAGTACTGCGAGGCGGAAGGTGATGCGGTGGCCTTTGGTGTTGTATGCCTTGGTGTGTGCCCAGTGCTTCTGTTTGGCTGCTGTCTCGTGGGTGGGGCAGCGTGACTGTGTGGTGTCGTAGATGGTGGCGCAACCAGGGACAGAGCAGACACGCATGGTGTAACCCCGTGTTTCTTGGCACCCAACAGGTCTGTCTACTACGCGGAGATGCGGTATCCGCTGTCCTGTAGTCGTCGGGCGATGCGTTGGGTGAGGAACCCCATCAGGTAGGCGAAGCGTTCATTACTGCCGTGCATGTGCCGCATGACAAGTCCGTGGTGGGTGGCGAAGCGCATGGCGTAGATGTGCTGGGCCGCGTGCGCTACCTCATGGGTGATGACTTCGAGGTTCAGGTCGGTCTCGTTGAGGGCAATGGTTCCCGAGTGACCGGCATCACCGAGGTTGAAGTTGTCGGCCCAGAACGCGCCGGATAGTCCGAAGTTCTGGATACCTTTCACGTCGGCAGGGAGCGCGTTCCAGTCATGTGCTGGATCTACGCCGACAAGGTATGACCCGAGGTCGTCGCGGGTCTTGAAGACTAGGACGGTGATGGTATGGCGTATCTCGTCTGGGTCGATGCTGATGCGGAACTGTTTGCGCTCGATCACTCGTGGTTGTTGTCGAGCCTGTCGATGATGTAGCCGGTCCCGTTGATGTCGAGTACATCGTGGGTGATGCCAGCCATGCGCAGTAATGCGGCATGTTCTTCACTGGTGATGTGGTCTGCGACGGTGGTGGTCCAGGTGTGTTTGGCTGCGTCGAGTACATCGGCCAGGTTGAAGCCTGCTAGTTCGGGTGTGCTACCTGCCGGAAGGCGCCAGTCTGGATCTTCCATGCAGATTCTCCGTTCGGGCCTTCGAGGTTGTGCTGATTGCGAGCTTTACTGTCTCGCGTGCTACGCCAAGCGCTGCGGCTGTTTTGTTTAGGCTCAATCCTGCGGCGACTTGCTTGCGCGCCCATTCGACTTGGTTCTCATCAAGAGCTCGTCGAGGTGACTGCCTGAATCCTGGACGTCGTTTCGATGTCGGGAAGGCGGGACCGATGAATGGCGGGACGTGCTGCCACATTTCGTTGCGGATGATGCGACTGACGCTACCCTTGCTCATGCCGTAGGTCTCTGCAAGATCGTCTTGGCTGGCCATGCCGGATGCGTGGATACGCCGAATATCTGAAACGTCCGAGTCGACAATGGCCGCGTTCGCAACGCCCGCTCCATGCGCGGTTCGCCCTTTGGATTTTGCATCTAGGGAGTTGTCTTTGTAGGTGCCTGCAAATAGATGGGTTGGCTCGATGCATGGCGGATTGTCGCAGCGGTGGCAGATGATCAGTTGGCCCGGGTCGGAATTCTCGAGCGCGTAGCTGACTCGATGTGCGAACAGATTGCCGAATCGGTATGACGCAATCAGCCCATATCCCGCAGGGTTCGTTAGGCCATCCCATTCACGACAGGCGCCCATCTGTGGGTCTCGGATGACCTCATGTGATCTTTCGAGAAGAAAGTCAGAGGTTATGCCCAACGCGGCGACATCGATCGGACGGGTAGGCTTCTGCATATCGAACTCCAAATCAGTTCGGTCATGGCCCCGGTCTGTTAGTCGCAGACGCGGGGTTTATTCGTACATTTATTCTACTGCGTCAGTCGATTCGGTTGTGTCGCTGTTCCACCCGATGACTTCGCTCGAGCGTAGAACGCGCCCTGGGTCATCACTGAGTGTCGCTAGTAGGGGTGCACCGTCTGGGTAGGACGGGTTGGTGACGCTCGCGGGGCCGATGGTGGTCATCGCCCGCAGTCTCCGGGGTAAGCGTCGCAACGTACTGCGTCGCAGTGTTCGCAGAGGCTGCGGGTGAATCCACCGCTAGCGAAGGACGACTCGGCGGGATGCCAAATAGGAGGCTGCCCACAATGACATGTGGCTGTTTCTAGCGCAGGCGCGTTCCCGCAAGCGAACGTCGTTGGCGTCGTTGCCATTGTGTCTCCCTAACCGAGTCAGGCGGTTGGGCCTGTGGCGAAGATGCCACGGTTGGCGCGCATCTGCACGTCTTCGAGGGCAGTCAACGCGAGGGACTTGTTGCGGCCGTTGGGTACGAGGTCATCGATCGTTGCGCCGAGCTGGACGATGATCTCGCGCAACTGGACGACTCGGGGATCCTCGGATGCGGTGAAGTAACGTTCGCGTGCTGTGGCGATTGAATCGGCCATTGTTGTGTCTCCCTTGATGTGACCTGACAGCGAAAGGTGGGCGCGAGAACCAACCCGAATGGCGCTCGCGCCCCTCTCTGCTACTCGTCCGCCTCGAATGCGGCAGCGCAAGCACGTCGCAGAACGCGGATGAAATCGAGGAGTTCGCGGCGCGTGAAAACGTCACTCACGAGATGCTCGCCCTTGGCTTCGTTCTCGATGTGAACCTGCACCCAACCGTCGTGCGAGGCCTCGGCGCTGTTCTCCGCACGTTGCCATGCCACGTGAACCTGTGGCCCGCCCGTCAGGCGTGATCCCTTGGGGAAGTCCTTCGGATAGTCGCGCGACCCGAGTGGCACTTCGTAGGTGCCGACTGCTGCTTCGGCCGGATCGATGCCCTCTGTGTCGAATGGTGACTGGACAATGACCTTGGAGCGCTGGATTACTTGACTGGGCATGTTGCCCCTTTCGCTTAGCCGCATCACGCGGCCTACCCCGCATCGCGCGGAGAAGCATTGCAAAACAACTCCTTGTCGGCCCGACCTGCACGGGCTGTACCCAGACCGCTCGATCAAGGCGGGGATAAGCGACAAGGAAAGGCAAAGGCGGCAGGATTCGAACCTGCGACTTCTCGTTTTGGAGACGAGCGCTCTGGCCAGACTGAGCTACGCCGATGGGTGTTCGGCTGCTTCGATCCCGGTTAGGTCGATAACACGTGTGGGGAGAGCAGCCGAAGAAATGGGAAACGTCCCTAACCTGACTGATTCGATGGGTGTAGGAACGCACCACCAATTAGATAGGTCGGAGGCTATATAGTCAAGCACCTCTGGACGGCGTGTCGTCAGCCCTTGGATTCGCGCGCGATCAACTCCCCGAAGTACGCGATCGCGTACTGGCAATACTCGCAATTGCAAGTCGGCCAGTCGTCCGCTTTACTTTCGTTGCAGCGTTTGCAGCTCGGCACAAGGTTGATCTGCGCATAGGTGCCTCCGCGGCTGACCGGAACGATGTGATCGCGGGTATCGGCTGGGCCGCCGCAGTAGTGACACTCCCGTCCAGCGACCGCAATCCTTCCGCGCTTCGAACGTGTCATGCGTTTGCTGCCTTTGCGGCCTGCTCAATGTCCCATGCCAACTGGCGCACAGACCACACCTCACCGCACGCGCGACACATGCCCTGCGCGTCCTCAACCCACCCTGACTTGTACGGCCGGTACAGGATCACCACCGGGTGACGGTACGGAAGTTTCGGGTCGTCAGGGTTCCACCATTCTGTTGCCCCGCAGATCGGGCACGCCTGTGACTGGTTCGACCCGTCCAGCAGCTCCCGAACACGAGGCGGTTCGAGCTTCGTCTCAATCTGCGTCTTCCATGACCGCAACTGCTTGACGTAAAACCGTTCCCCGGCCCCGTTGGCGGTCTTGTCGGTGTACCGCAGATACCATGCCCGCAACGTCTCAGAAGCGTCAGGGGTGACGGGTGCTTTCACCTGGCGTGCCCAGTCCTTGATCTGCGAACTGATCAGCGAGAACCGGAACAGCGCATCGGCGTCGAGCATGTTGCGTTGAGACTTCAACGCCCCGGAGCCTCCAATGCCGATGCTGCCGCGGATTGCCTCATCGAGTTGCAGGAGCAACGGCGGCAGCTCGACCTTCACAATTTTCTGGCCAGCCAGCCCGGTTCCAAGGGGTCCGTCTTGGATGACTTTGTGCTTCTGCGGTTTCGTCAGGGCATCGACCGCATCTAACAGGTGATTGCTGTCGTCGTTCATGGTGTCTCCGTCTTCCTGAACTGATCTTCGATTTTCGCCCTGTGCGCCTCTATCAGACCTTCAGACAAGTATTCGTCCGTATTCGCCGTCAAAACGTCCCCAGCAGGCGGCAGGACGGCAATGGAGGGCAAATGCTGCGCCGCGAGTCTCGGGTACACCGCTGCGATCTCCACCGCGAACGGATGCAAGTCGTTTACGTGGCACCTGCACTGGTCATCACCACACGGGAAATCGCCCAAACCTCGGGTGCCGCGTTTGCAACGAGCACAACACGTCATTGGGTGGCCTTCCGGTACGGGTTGTCGGACGGAACCAACCATTGCTGCGACTCGTTCGGGTAAACACCCATCTCGACAGCCGCCCACCTTGCGCCTTCATCCCATGCTTCCGCCAGGGCTTCGGGTTGGGATGCGCGAGCGGCGTCCCACCCGCCGAAAAATAGCGGCAGGGCGTACGGAATATTCATGCGCGGGTGCGCGTCACGGAAGGTACGCCATGCTTGTTCCCGAGCGAGGATCATCGCGTCGTCGTTTGGCTCTCGTGTGTCGCTCATCGCCCCAACTCCTGTCGAATCTCAGGCGAGAGAACATCCTCACGCCCATCACGGGGGAACACGATTTGTCGAGGCTCGGTGAGCGTCCCAACCTCAGCCAGATGGTTCCCGTCATGCCCTACCAGCAGCGTGCAACGGAACGACACCGGCCGCGTCTTGACCAGCCCGCTGCCTAGTTCGACGTACGGGTCTGTTTGGGCTGTGACGGTCGACCGGCACCGCGCGGTTCGGATCGCGTTGAGCATGTCGGCGTGGACCTCGCTGTTGCTCCGGGTGTCGCGTATGTACTCGTCCGGGCTGCGCCTGCTCATCGTTGCCCTCCCGGGTACTTGGACTCTGATTGCTCGTAACCGGGGCGCGGGGTGAAGGTCCAGTCCCCCCACATTTGGGTATGCCAACGATTTCCGTTGGAATCAAGCCACGGTTCCGGGTCGAGGTCGAGCGCCTTCGGCTCGTCGGGTGCGTTCCACAGCGTTCCGCCCTGCGCGCTGCGAACGGCATGCTCACCCGGTACTGGTATCCACGGCTTGTCGTTACCCGTGACCGAAAGTTCACGCTCTCCGCTCAGCCCATCGGCTGGTACGGCTTTCAATTGCTCCGACGAAATGTAAGTATCAGGCGATCTACTTTCACTAGCGTCGGCGGGTACGGGTTCCACGGCAAGATCTCGGAAAGCTTCTGCTTTCAGCCGCAACCATCGCGCCGGTTCGGCGAGCATTCCGAAGTACTCATCTGCTTGCCGCGCGATGTCAAACAGGGTCGCCGCTTCGTCGTTGACTATGTTTCCGACGATGAGATCATGAGCAGACTGATCGCGCTCAATGCGCACCTTCAACCACTCCGACCGCTCTGGCTTAGACCATGAATTCCAGCGAGCAGCGAACTCTTCTGGCGTAGCGGGATACGCGTACAGGTTGCCCGGGCTGGTCGCGCCATCGAGGATGGTTGAGTTCTCGGGAGCAACCGTCTCGGCGGGTTCAGGGGCAAGCGCCGCCAACAGGCCGAGCAGGTACGGGATGTCCTCACGAGCGTGAGCGATGAAATCGGCGTCGTTGATACGTTGCAGGTCGCGCTTGTCGCGAGGCTTACCGCAATGGGCAATCTGGGCAGCATCCCACTCGGCACTACTTGAGTCTTCGTCCGGGCCCGCGAGTACCGCCGAATTGTATTCGCGGAACCACGGCCCTGCGGTCGCCACTTCGGCTCGTGCCCGTATTGCGGCCGTCTTCTCGCGGGTTGCTCCACTGTCGGTCATAGCAATACCAACTCCTTCACATCAGTGCCATTGCGGTTGATTGTCTGAATGCGACGACCGGAACGAGTCTCGGTATCGAAATAGCGGTAGACGCTGATCGCACGGCGCACAATCTCAGTCAGTGAGATCCCATGAGTTTCCGCCAGCCCTTTGAGCGCTGTCGCCGTTTCAGCGTCGAGATTCACGTTCAGCCGCACAGGTTCGCGGGTTGCTCCACTCGACTCACTCATCGCAGTTCCTTCTCAATCCTTTGAGTCAAATCTTCGATCTTCCATTTCGCCACACGGAATGCCTCTCGCTCGTCGGGCTCGCTAGAACGGATTGCACCGTGAGGCCAGACGCGATTGAATTCGTCTTTCAATAACCGAAGGTATGCAACCCGTGCAGTGGCGGTGTCGTCGCTCATCAGTTCCCTGCTTCCGTTTTAGGTGGCCAAGGAATATGAATGGATCGGGGGTCTTCCGTCATTTTCAGAGTGCGCGACAGCTTCGGATGGACCGCTTCGAGGTGGGCACGGAAGACCCCTTCCGCGTTGTCTGGGAACGCGCGCCCAACCGCCTCATCACACTCGCCGCAGATTACATCGACCGGCTTATTCATCAGTTCCCTGCTTCCTTTTCGACCTGACCAAGTAACCGCAGGCCCATGACTCTCCAATATGCAGCCTGAATTTCAGCGGCATCACGTTGAGCCGTGAGTACGAGGGTTTCCCCACGGCTTTCGCCTTCGACACTCATCTGCTCGTTGATGAACGAGCGCTGCCCGATCGCCCACTCGTAAAGCTCCTGCTCCGCAGCCTCAAGCTGTGTTGTCATTCCGTGCCTGCTTTCTTTTCGGGTGACACCGGGTGGAACGTCACGTTGTGCTCAGCGACGTATTCCTCGATCTTCTCGACCGGTGCGCCCCACGCCCACTCGATATGGCACTCATTGCACTCGGCCATACAGTCCGTCATGCCAACCGGCGTGTATGCGCTCGGTGGAGTCTGAGCCATGCGGGCACTCACTCGGTCAGCCCCTCGGGTGACACTGGGACAACCGACGCGAGAGCCTGTTCGAGGATTCCGCGCATCTTGCCGACCTGCCACATGAAGCCTTTATCGAGGTTGTGATCCTCGACACGCATCGCCTGTTCGATGACGGCCCGGAGTTCAGTGTTCTCCGCAAGCTGGGATTCGAGAGCCACGATAAATGCTTCGACTAATTCCGTAGTCCGGTTCGGCCCGACAAAACTGCAAGCCTCGCCTGCGATCCATTTCCGCGCTTCTGCGATGAGGTCGGACGGGTCAACAGCAGTCACGACGACACCGCCGACTCCTGGCGCGCGAGGTCGAGTCGGTAGACGACTTCCTGTTGCAGAAGGTCCGTCATCCCTGACCGACGATGCACGGATGGATCTAGGACGCCGTTGCGTTTCGCTGATCCGATCCCGTACCCAATTCCGCCAAACTGAGCCCACTCGCTGCCATCCCCGTGGACACGAACCTTGTGCTCGGGCAACTCGGCGTCTGGCACGAGATCGAGAATCTTGCCAATCGCAACGTCCGCCTCGTGACTCGTCAGGGTTGGCTCGGCTCGGTCGAGTCCGAACGCGGCCACTTTCACCTTCTCCGCCTCCGACAATTCCGGTGTTCCTGTCATTTCTTGTTCCCTTCCATCGGTAACCCGGAACGCCGAACAGCGCCCTCAATACGACGTGTTGCCGTCTCACGCGACACACCCAGACGACGCCCAATCTCCGACGCCGACCAACCCAAATCCCACAACTCCACCGCCTCCGCCGTTTGCGCCGCCACCGACACCCGCACTGGCTTACTGATCGCCGCCAGACCTACCCGCCGCAGCAACGCCGACACCGGCTCCTGGCGTGACTCCGCAGCATCCGTCAACAGCGACAACTCCGGGCCTGACAACTCCACACGCACCGTGAACGTCATGCGATGCCCTCATTCCTGAAAATGAGCAGCATGCACGGGAACGGTGCCGGGTCTTTCGCTTCACCGAACGTCAGGCGCCCCTTGATGAACCGGATGTCTGCACGACCGAGCACGTAGTTGTGGAACCACTTCACATCAGTCCGCGCTGGCACCAACATGACCACCGTCGCGGCAGACGTAGCCGCCTTGTAAACCCAATGCGTGAGCTGTGGGCCATACGGCGGATTACACCAGACAGTCTCCCTATCCCATGATTGCGAAAGGCTGTCGTCGTCTATCGTGTAGAACCTCGGACACTTCGTATTCGTCGGGGTGGCCGCGACATCGATCGTGAATCCGAACTCATCGTTGAGCTTGTCGAACACTCCTTGAGGGGTGGCCCACTCCACGGTCTGGGATGACAGGAACACGTTGGTGCTCGATACGATGCGGCTCACAGGTCTCTCCTCATCCTCGATAACCACCGCAACTGCAACACCGGCGATGCCGCATCGAACACGTCACACGCAATCTGCAACGCCCGCTCAGGGGTCATCCCGGCCGGTGCGAATATGGGCACATGGTTGTGGCCCCGACAGAACTTCCCCTGCGCCAGGAGACCGCAGCCACAACCGCAGGGGTTGTAGCGGAATGCGGCGGTCACGATGCCACCACCCGTCGCATTGGCAACAGCGCGGCGTAAGGGTTGTTTAGTCTGTAGGTGGCGCACCTGTTGCACATCGGCATGTAGACCTTCGTGGTCAAGTTCTGCTGCTCCCACCCGGACACGGAAGGCTTCTTGTAACGCTTGCCGCACCACGGGCAACGCCACATCCCGTCGAGGTTCAGCCAATCGCTCACGAGCGCACCTCGCCGGACGTTCCCCATTTACGTTCAACCGCGTCACGCATTTCCTGCCGAATGACCTTGTGCAGGTAGTGGCCTAGCCCCTTGCCGGGCGCCTGCGTGACTTCGTGAGTGTGCTCCCAGAATGGGTGCCCGCAGTTATCGCATGACGACAACGGCTGACCAATCCACTGGAAGGCGAAACACTCAACCCCTCGAGACGAGACAGGGCGAGCCATGAAATAGACCGGGATTCGCTTAGGCATCAGGCCACCGCCGATTCATCGCAAACCGAAATCCTTGAACAACGCATCACGACACCGCCTTGACAGGGTGTGGATAACTCTTCTTCCGCGAGGCCGCATCTTCTTTAGAAGATGTTGCTGTTGGTGTTGTAGTTACACGTTGCTGTTGTAGGCCGCTGGTAAGCGCGACATCGCCGTTCCCTTTATCGCTGGGTAAAAACATCTCTACCGCTTGGGTAAGGTCGGTAACCATCTCTCGCGGATTCACTGATGTCTGGCGAAGAATTGTCTTGACCGAGGGTTTTTCCCATGCGGGCCAGTCAGGGTTTTCTTTCCTAAGACGAGTCAGCTCGTGCACAAGAGCGGCGCGGATCTTGCGTGAACCGATCGTGCCGTATTCTTTCGACATTGTTACGGCCAGGCGGGGGTTCTTGAGGATCGGATCGTGCCTCAGGTATGAACGGATGAGAACCTCTTCGCTGTCCTCGTCAACCACGATGAAGAACGCATACGATAACTCCTGAGCGGCGAGAATTGTGGCCGTAGTTGGATTCTCGGTAGCGCGCTGCGCGATCTTTCCGGGACGCCAATCCGCGACTCCGCAATAACTCAGGCCGGCGTCCGCAAGCAGCGTCATATAGAGGTGCTGGGCGGCCACGGTGAGATTGAGCCAGTCATCGTCTGACCAGATGTCATGACGGAGTTGGCCATATTCCTTAGGCAATTCGATTTCCTTTGCGGGAGTTGCACGACTTACACAGGGTCTGCAAATTTTCGAGGTCATCGCTGCCACCGCGACTGACGGGATGAATGTGATCGACCGTAAGGTTCTCTGTGTCGCCGCACACGACACAGTTGAAGTTGTCGCGCGCGAACACGAAGGCCGAGATTGTCTTGGACACTTTTCGTCGCTTCGGGTTCCCGGCGAGATAGCGTTCGAAGGGACTGCCGATCATCTCGAGCCGGCGCGCAGTAATCCATTCGAGCGACCATCCCGTTTTACGCATCAGTCGCGCGTCGGTAATCGCCCCCGACTGGCCGAATAGCATGCACATCATGATGAACAGTTGCTGCTGATTCGTGAGCGCTCGCCAAGCCGGATCGAACCAGATTCTTCTATCCAACCGAGCCATCAGCGGACCCCTTTCGATTCGAGATACGCTTCGGCGGTCGCGTTAGGGATGACCGCGAAGTCTGTTCCTGCACCGTATAGAACCCACCGCAGAACGCCATAGACCAGTCGACGGGCAGGCCATGCGGCAGGATCAGCGGTAGGCCAACCCGGGACGGCAAACCCGTCACGTACCGCATCCTCGGGGTGGGTAGTGGCCCATCCGTGACAGCCGAGGGTTCCGGTCCCGCAAAGGATCTGGATGTTCTGCGAGGTTGTCTGCCCGCCCTGGCTCCTGTTCTTGCGGTGGTCGTGGGAGACGAGCCCTTGAGCGCCGCAGCGGACGCATGCACCGTCTCGGAGGTCCACGAGTTCGTATGCTTCGGTTTCCTCCCGTTTCGTTGGAGGGACAGACTTCGGGGCGCTCACCGCGGCACCGGTCCTAACGGGTTGCAGTCGTCGCAGACAACCCAGCAACCCTTCGCGTCGCGCCCTTGCCAGCAACGCGACCAACGGCCGTCGACTTTGCGCCCGCAGTCACGGCACCTATCCGCGGCCGACAGACTGGTGAAGTACACGGGTTCAAGTTCGAGGTCGAAAGCGATCTGCGCGTTCATGCCGCCACCGCCAAAGCCTTGATCAGTTGGTCGCCGATGAACTCCGTGTACGCGGGGGGGATGGCCTGGGCTAGTTCATGTTCGTTCATGGTCCAGTCGATGCCGAGGAGCGCTGCCCGAACGGATAGCGCGGGCGTGTAGCCGCCTCGCCTTGCAGGGTTATCCCTGTGCTCGGGAGTGCGGTGTCGACCAGCCGTGTATGAGCCTGCGATTTGCGTGTTGTCGTGGGCGCACCCACCCGCACCGACCAGCCAGACGTTCGACTCAAACAGGCGATGCCGTTTGAGTGCCAGCGGCAGGCCGTCAACATCGGGAGCTCGGAGCCCAAACTCGGAGCCGCATAGCGTGAGCGGGTCAATCAGGGGCGCGCCCTCGACGTTCTCAATTACATAGATGCCGCCGACCTCGATCAGTGCTTTACGGGTTGGCACCAGCAGATCGGGGTGCTCTCCTTTGTCAGCGTGTGAATGCTTCGTGGTCGAGAACAGTTGGCAAGGCGGGGAAGCATGACGCACAACGTACTCATGGCCGTGCTCGAAGAGGTACTCGATCGCGTCGGTTTGGATGAACTCGAATGGATAGTTTTTCTGCTTGTCCTTATCTACCCCGGTAACTTCGAATCCGGCTTTGTGGTAGCCCATCGCTGCACCTCCGGCGCAGGAGAAAAGATCAAGCAATTTTGGCGCGCTCATGCTTCCCCCTGTTCCGTATGTCCCTCAGCAACGCGACCCCAAAGCTGCCCGACCGCGTAGAACCCGTCTTTCGTGTGCCGGTCTCCGTCGTGGGGTGTTTCGCTTAGGTGCCAGGGTTGGCGGGAGTTGGTGAAGACAACGGGGGCGGTCACAGGAATTGCTCGATCCATTTGCGGACGTGCTCATCGGGCGTGCCGAGGCCGTCATAGATGACGTAGAGGATGTAGTGACGGTTGAACGCTGCGAGACGGAAGACCGCATAGCGTTCGACGGCGAATGCCTCCACGGTGGGGGCGAGCGCTTCAGCCTTGGTGACGAACTTGCTCACTGTTTTCGCGGGCAAGTTCCAGATGGGGGCATCTTCGGGTATCTCGACGCGCTCGCCGTTGTGACTCCCGCCAATGAGCAGGCGCTTCATGCGATGCTCCCGGCGTGTACTCGAACCCCAGCCGGAGTGTTGTCCGCATACCACTCGTTGACCGTGAGGGACACCACTCGGGCGTCGTCCTCCCAAACATCAGCGGCCGTCATCGCGTCGAAGATCGCGCGGGTCAGTTTGTCAATGTCGGGTTTCACTGAGGGGCGGGCACGCTTCACCGATGCGGGGCGCGGCAACCAGAAATCGAGGGTTACATGGAGTGGTCCGGTGAGGGTCGTTCTCCTGGCCATCGCAATGGCGGCGGTTCGTTCGGCAAGTTTCCGCCAGGGCTTCAACACTTTCGCGTTGTCGTCGTAGAGGATCGCCCGACCCTTAATTACCTTCCCCGTCTTCGACCCCTGCGGTACGGGGGTGCCGACTATCCAGCACAGGAACGATTGCTGCGTTTCGGGTGTTTGTGTGGTGGTGGGCATGAGACCGTCACCCGAACCGAGACTGGTGTTCATGAGATCGCCCCGAAGTTGAAGGACGCCTGCGACGTCGTAACAGATGCCGTCAACCGGCTATCTGCCATGGATTCGTTCAGGACGGCAATGGCCATTTTGCGGTAGACCTTCCGCCACCACTCGGGGAGGTCATCCCAAGTGGCTTTGCGCGGTGCGGCGTCAGCAACAACGGACTGGTATGCGGCTCGAGCGCAACGCTCCACCCTCTCGTCAATCACGCGTTAGTCGCCGCCTTCACATGGCAGCCACAATCGCAGGTGACCTTGTTGTTCTCCGGGTGGAAGATCATGCACCCGGCATGTTTGGCCCAGTTGCACCAGCAGAGGATGAGTCGCTTGCCGTCCTTGCCGGGCATCAGATTGTTCCTTCGCTGTCTCGCTGCTCGAGCTTTTCCACCCGGGCGACTAGGGCTTTGAAGTCGCCACGAGTGGGCAGCGGTAACGGTGTCGCGTCATTGCGTGCGGCGAGGAACTTCCCCAACTCCCGGTGAAGACCACGCGCCCCGTTTGGTGCCATCCGCAACCGTCCGCCAACGGCGTCGTACACCTCCACGAAGTCATCCTCGGTGAGCACAATGCGTTCGATGCGGCCCACGAACGTGACAGTCATCAGGACTCCTCGGGGGCAATGTAGGACGGGTCAGCAGGGTCGAGTTGGCTTCCCTCACCGGAGGGCAGCGACTTGAGGTCAATCGGCTGGTCAGGGAATTCGTCCTCGATCGATTTCTCTCCGCGACCTATCTCTGACCCGATCACGTTCAAGGTCGCGAGGTCGCCGGGAGTCCACTTGGCTCGAGGACGCGCGAGGCGTACCTCCAACTGTTCGGCGGTGACGTTGAATTCGCGGGCGAAGTAGGCGAGGGCATCCGCGATCCGTTTCGGCATCGGCTGGGTTGCGCCTTCGCCGTTCAGGGTGCGAGCGGCGGCGACTTCTGCGGCGTCGCGGAACCACACGGGCAGCAGCGTGAGGATGCACTCGCGGAGTGCGCGGGCGGCGACCGAGTTGTTGTTGTTCGCGATGTCGGTCAGGTCGGTGAGTTGCTTCCGCCCGCCCTGTTTCATGATCTGGTGGGGGACCACGAACCCGCGCGACTGGCGGACGTTGTTCTCCTGATCCCACGCCCACGCCAGGACTTCGGAGATTCCGGCTTCGTCGTCGCGGCGGGTTTCCCGAATGCCATACTCGACATTGCCGAAACAGCGGGCCAACTCTTTGGCAAGATGAACGGTTGACCCTTCCACCCGACCCCCAGCGCGGGGCACCGAGTAGAAGGCACGCTGCGCCAGCGACGGCTGCGAGCAGGACATGCGCATCTGCTCCACAGCTCGGGACATGTCTCGGGGGAAATCCTGTGCAACACGGACGGCGGCGGCAACTTCCGCGACCGCGCGGGCTTGCTCGACGGCAGTGGCCTGCGAGGCGCTCCGGTCGGAGGTGGTAGCTACATCGGTCATTCTGGGTTCTCTTCCTCGAACTGGTAGACGTGCCACGTTGGCTCGTCAAGAAACTGGACGGTCGTGGGCAGCCCGGGCCATTCACCGGATGCCACGCACTCGGCATACAGGCGGCGTGCTTTCGCTGCGGCTGTGTGGCCTTTGAGCGCCCACACGGTAGGGAGTTGGTACACGGCCGTCAGATAGGGGGGATCTTTCTCGACGGCGATGAAGACCATTTCGGCGGCCTCACCGGTCACGAAACGGAGGGCATCCAAGTACCAACTGCGCTGTATCGGGTACTCGTACCGTGCGACCGCTGTTTCGAACGCGCGCTTGGATGCGTCGCGAGTGGATTTCAGATCCACGGCAACCCGCAGCCCATCCGAGAGGTTGGGCAGGAAGTCGAACCGTGCCCGCACCTCTACGTTCGTTCCCGGGTCGGTTGCGAACACGGATGCTTCCGCGTTGCCGGGTTGGGTGAGCAACTGTCTCGCTCCGGGATGCGCAAGCACGGCTTCGGCCGGTCCGTCGATCGCTTCGAAGTCAGCGAGCTTCATCGGGATTCGTCCAGCCGCGCGGGACTCTGCAACGAACGCTTTCGCCGCCGCCGTGGACACGGCACCATTCGACGCGAGGATGTCGTCTGGGATGACGTCGACTTCGTATCCCGTGCCGAGTACCTTCGCGTGGATTGCCGAGCCGACATCGAATTTCTTGGACGGGGCGACGAGTGGCGGGTGGTCTTTGTGCCATCGGTATTCGGCTGGGGTGCGGAGGATCATGCGCGCCTCGGTGGAGCTGAGTTCACGCCGGGAGTGGTAGTCGGCTTCGTCCATGCCGAGGATGATTCCGTTGTCGTTCATTAGTTGGTTCCTTCGTTTGGGGTGTTGACCCGCTTGATGACGGCGAACCGTTTCAGGAACGCAGTCGGATGACGGTGACCCAGATCGACGCGGATCACATCATCGGATTCTTCTGTGACGGGGCCGAAGAATTCTTCCGTCCGGTCGGTGTGGTTGTCGGGCCAGTAGGTGAGTTGAACCCATGGGCGCCCGGTCGGGTCATGACGTTGGTACTCGGCCAGGGTGTCCGGTGATGGTGCGTCGGCGAATCCTGTGGTCGGCCATTCCTCCCGATGTTTCGGTGTCTCGGGGGTGGGGTCGAATGTTTCGGTGGGGGTCACGTTCGCAAACGCGACAGCACGGATGTCATCGGTCGTCATCACTGAACCTCACCTTCGAGTAGTCCGCCAGGCGCGTTGTAGCGTGCCGTCAGTTCCGCGTGAACCTCGGGGAACGCTGCCTGCAAGCGGAGGATGTTGTCACTGTCGGCCTGACGCATTGCTGCCTGAACGAGGGCATAGAACGGGTGGCCTTGAGACTCGATCTCGCGGCCCTGCTCGTAGTCGTAGAGGCTCATGAGGCGAGCCGATCCAACTCGATCTGAGCGGCGACAGAGAGGAGCGACTTGCACTCGAACTCCACCACGTCAGCGTCTTCGTAGACTTCTTCGTAGACGGCTTCGGTGACGAGTTTCTTGACCTTCTTCTTCTCGGTTCCGATGACCTTCTTCTCGCACACCTTCTCCCGCGAGACGATGATCCGCACATGCAGTTCTCGGTCGAGGATGCGGGTCAGTTGCAGGTTGTTGGCATCCCAGTCACCATCGTTGGGATCGTTCTTCTTCCACGGGCCACCGACCGCGCGACTGATCGCGGCGGCTTCGGTTACGTCTTTCGCGAACCAGCCGATCGGGTCGTAGGGGCCTTTCCCGAAGTTGTGGGGAAGGGGAACCTCAGGGTGCCGTTCAAGCATGTCCACCAGTCGTCGCAGTTCTGATAGCTGCTGCTGACGAGGTGTCAATGCTGTCGGCTCGGTGATGTCTTCGATCACCTCCGCGTCGATGATGTCTTCGAGTTCGGTGACGCTCAGGTCGTTGCTCATTTTCGTATTGCCTTTCGTTCAGCAGATTCACGTCGGAGCGTCCGCCCCAACCAGACAGAAAACCCGGCCCACACCAACACCACAGCGAGGCAGAGGGTGGGGGTGGGAATGTTGGGGGTGATGGACACGTAGAGGGCCGGGACCAGGATTAGGAGGACGGGGATACCGGTCACTCGAACCTCACCTCCCGAGCGGCGATACGAACATCGCGGGCATGACGCCTGATCCGCGACGGGGTACATGCGGTTGTCGCTTCGATGAGGGCCATAGCGCCATCCGTCTCAATGACCGTCCAGCGGGCACATGCAGGCGGATGTTGGTCAGGTATCACCTCATCGCCTACGTGGAGCTTCGGGATTGTTGCCGCGTCACGGTGGTGCCAATCCAGACGCGGGGTCACGAGGTCACCGCAATCCCGAGCATCCCCAACACGTTCGCCAACTCGACCTCATCCGAACACCGACGAATCACCAACAGGCGGGCAGCCTCAACCGCTTTCGCCCGGACAGCTAACTCCGCCCCCAACGCCACACGCGGGTCAACCGTTGAACCGATGCTGTACGAGGGACGGCGGGGGACTGTCACCTTCCGGCCGGTGCCACCATTCGCGAGGGCGGTCATGCGAGAAGTCCTTTCAGGGTTTTGCCAACGCCATCCAGAATCTCGCCATAGACGTCATCGCTGTATTGGGTTGGGTCCAGCGCGCCTTCGACCCAATCAGCAATTAGGGTGGCGTCCGATACAAGGAATTTCAGCGCTGACCTAATGCCGTCTTCGATCTGCTTTTCCTCGGCATTACTCCAGCCGTCATTGGGCTGCTCGTAGGCGAATTGGCTTGAACTTAGGTCGGTCATGCGAGCGCCAACTCGTACTCGTGCTCATGCCCGCGCGGGGAGTCAGCGTTCGTGACGCGGAGGATCCCATCAGCGGCGAGTTCCCCAGCTCTCTTGCGCGGTGAATCACGGTGCACATCAGGCCAGCCCGCACCCTCGCGTCCGGCCTCGTAAAGGTCATTCAGCCGCGAACCAACCAGCGGGCCATGCGACAGGATCAACGCCAGCACGGCAGCCTTCACTTGGGGCTTCGAGTCCTGGGACCGGTCTGCGGCAAGGTGAGACGACCAAGGGTCCGTGAGTCGCGCTCTGGCTGTGTCACCTGCGGTCACGATTTGTGGGAGGGCGGTGAAGTCCAACTCCGTATCCTGCGTCATGGTCACTGGGTCACCACCCGACCGAAGCCGTCAACCTCAGCCAGCACCAACGCACCCTTGGCCTTCACCTTCGGAACGTTGGTCGAGTTGCCCTCAATGACGCTGATCTCCGTCAGTCGCACCGCAACCTTCAGGAACCGGGTTGCGTCCTCGAAGTAGTACTGGGCGTGTGTTGGCGATGGGGAGAAGTGGAGGCCGTTGCCGCAGAAATCGCCCGCCTTCCAATCTGGGGCTTCCACACGTTCCCCGACCGGGTATGCGAACCCGCGACCAGAATTCAGGTTCTTGTCGACCGCCTTGTACAGAATCGCGTCCCCATCAGGGGTGAACTCGATACCGTGATAGTCGGCCCAACCTTTCCATTTACTTCGATCCTGTTTGACGTGATCGATGACGGTGCCGCCCTCGACTTTCGCGAGCTTCGATTCCAGGTGCACGGCGGTGTACTTGGAGGCGCGGACGGTCGATGAGCCGTAGGCGTAGACGGTCGATGAGTTGGAGGCGCGGACGGTCGATGAGTCGGAGGCGCGGACGGTCGATGAGTCGGAGGCGCGGACGGTCGATGAGCCGTAGGCGTAGACGGTCGATGAGTTGGAGGCGCGGACGGTCGATGAGCCGTAGGCGTAGACGGTCGATGAGTCGGAGGCGCGGACGTTCGATGAGCCGGAGGCGCAGACGGTCGATGAGCCGTAGGCGTAGACGGTCGATGAGTCGGAGGCGCGGACGGTCGATGAGCCGTAGGCGCGGACGGTCGATGAGTCGGAGGCGCGGACGGTCGATGAGTCGGAGGCGCGGACGGTCGATGAGCCGTAGGCGTAGACGGTCGATGAGTTGGAGG